GTAGTTGCGTTCGCCGCTGAGCTGCGATGGCCACCGCTTGAACTGGCGACCGCACTTCGCACATGTGACCGTGACCCTGCTATTCCCTATTGCCTTCTTGTATGCAAAGTAACACGCCCGGCAACAGAACATCTGATCCGGTTGACCGTCGTGCCCATATCGCTTGCGTGGCACGAACTCTCCGCCGCAGTGCTTGCAGTGGGCCATAGCGTTCTCCTGTTGGTCAATGATACCACAAGATTGAGTGCAACGCGATGTTAGTGCGTGGCTTCGTGTTCACCGGGCAATCTAAGCCGCCGCTGATCGAGTCGCTTGCCCTCGCCTTCGAGCGTGAGGAATGCCGCTGGCAGGCCGACCCGGTGTGGACGGGGGAGCTTGAGGCATACGAGCGCAAGGTCAGCGCGACCACGGGCCGAAGCCAGTACAGCGCACCGGAAGGGATGCACGACGATACGGTAATCGCGCGGGCGTTGGCATGGCACGCCTGCATGACGCCGCGCGGCGCGTCCCTGGTGGCGTTCGTTTGAGGGCACACCTGACCGACCTGTTAGCGGCGGCGGGTGTGATTGTCATTGCGTCCGGTCTGGCCCTGGTCTATGTGCCGGCGGGTGTTATCGCTGTTGGTGTGGCGCTGGTAGTCACTGCTGTTATGAGGTCTGTGCATGAGCCTCCTGTCTAGAACCCTATGGGCTATCCGAGCGCCACGGTCGACCTATCCGAAGTGGGCGCTGGCCAATGCCGCCGACCAGCGCTTCGACATGCCGGAGAACACCCTGGCCACAGCGCACGGGGAGCTATATCAGCGCCTGTCGTGGGTGCAGATTGCCGTGACCACCATCGCCAACGCCGCTGCCGTCCAGCCGCTAAACGTGCTATCGCGTAAAGGCGACACGACGAAGGACATAGACGGCCACCCATTCGAGGAGTTGCTGCGGCGGCCTAATCCGCTCATGTCTCGCTATGACCTGCTGTACGGCACGGTAGCCTATCGCGAGTTGACCGGCAACGCCTACTGGTGGCTGAATCGCCCGTCGCAGACCGGCCCGCCGCTGGAAGTGTGGCTGATCCCGAGTAACCGTATGAAGCCGATCCCCGACGAGCGGCTCTATCTCAAGGGCTACGAATACGACGCCGGGCAGGGCGAGACGATGATGCTGCCCACCGAGAGCGTCTGTCACTTCAAGCGCTTCCACCCCGGCAATGCGTTTGTCGGGCTATCGGCCATCGAGGCGCTGTCTACCGTGGCTGTGGGGGACATGGCCGCGCAGAAGTGGAACTCCAACTTCTTCGCCAAGAGCAACGCCAAGGCGGCGGGCGCGCTGGTGTTCAGTGACCCCATCCCCGACACCGAGTGGATGCGGATGCAGACCGACTTCGCCCGCCAGTACGGCGGCAGCGAGCGGCAATTGATGATGTTGCGCGGGGCCGGGGCCGGTGGCGTGTCGTGGCTGCAGATGGCCGCCAACCAGGCCGACATGGAGTTCCTGTCGGGCCGCCAGTTTACCAAAGAAGAGATCTGGTTGGCCTTCGGGCTCATGCCCGGCCTGATGGACAAGAACGCCACCGAGGCCAACGCGAGCGCCGCCAAGGCGGCCATGTCTGAGTACACCATCTGGCCGCTGCTAACGGCAATGGCCGAGACGATCAGTAACCACGTCCTCCCCGCCTACGGCGACAACCTGGTAGCCGAGTTCGAAGACCCGCGCAAGGCCGACCGGGCAATGGACTTGGCCGAGCACCAGGAATACGCCAAGACACACACGGTGAACGAGATTCGCCAGGAGATACACGGCGACGACCCGCTACCAGACGACGATCCGCGCGGCGACATGTTCGTGGTCGAGGTAGCGCCGGGCGTGGCGCACAGCAAGGCCGAACAGGAAGCGGCGCGCGAGCAGATGGCCGCCGACCTGAGTGGCGAGCCGGAGGACGAAGAGGGCGAAACGCCGGAAATTGAGCCGGAGCCGACGGCAGAGGCGCAAGAGAGCGAGCCGACCGAGGAGCCGGCAGCCAAATCCGCCCTCGACCTGACCGAACTCCGCCGTTGGCGCGACAAGACGCGGCGGCGCGGCAAGCCGACCGACTGGGAGCCGGAGTCCATCTCCGCTGACCTGGTAGCGGCCATCAAGGCGGCCCAGGACGTGCTGGCCGACCCGAGCGACGCCTTCCGCTTCATCAAGGCTGTGGAGGATAGCCGCCTAGACGCCGAGGGCACGTTGACCGGGGCGCTCGGAGACGTGCTCGATGCCTGGCTGAAGCGCTTCATCCGCGCCATCAACGGCGGCGAAGAGATGCCCTGGGACGAGTTCGCCGCAGCGCTCGACAAGGCCCTGCTGCCCGAGATGGTTAGCGTCATGACCGAGGAGACGTTGCGGCAGAGCATCGCCGTGGGCGTCGGCCTAGAGGTAGGCACCGTCAACGCGGCGGCGCTGGAGTGGGCGCGGGCCTACACGTTCGACCTGGTAAAGGGCCTAACCGAGACGACGCGCAAGACGGTGAGCGAGGCCACGTCGGCCTTCCTGGCATCGCCGGACATGACCCGTGCCGACCTAGAGAAGCTGCTAGCGGGGGCGTTCGGGGAGCGGCGGGCGTCGGCCATCGCGGTCACTGAGGTGACGCGGGCGAGCAGCCAGGCGGCGACACATTATCAATCCGAGTTGGCGCGTGTGGGCATCACTATGAAGCGCATCTGGTACACGCTGGCCGATGAGCGCGTCTGTCCTATCTGCGGCCCGCTGCATAACCAGACTGAGGACGTGTGGGCCGCGCAGTTCCCGATGGGGCCGCCGGCGCATCCCAATTGCGTACTGCCAGGAAATGTAGTGGCCGTGCCTGCTCTAGCCGGTGGTGCTCGGTCTCGGTATGTCGGCAGGGCAGTTGAGCTTACTACGGCAGGTGGGCGCAGGTTCACCGTCACCGAGAATCATCCGGTACTCACGGTGCGCGGCTGGATTGCGGCGAAGGCTATTGGCAAAGGCGATAAGGTATTCGCTTGCACCGATCCCCAGCGGATAGCGTCGTCCATCTACCCAGATTATGACCACGTGCCAGCCGCTATCGAACAGGTATTCGACACGCTCACGAAAGCGCCTGGCATGATCACCACTCGCATGGAAGTTGCCGCCAAAGACCTCCACGGCGACGGGCGGTTCATCAATGGCGACGTCGATGTTGTATCGCCCAACTGCCTTCTGCTGCGTGATGTTCAAACCAGACCGGCGGAGTTGGTCAGCAAGCCAAGTCTCGATGGTCGTAGCCGCGAGAAGGCTGCGCTCCCTAGAGGCGGCACGTCGGAACAATTCGTCGTCACTGCGCCGCCGTCCTCGGACTGCATCGTGAGCGGCGCTAGCAAGAGCCGAGCGTTCCCCGGGGGACATGCGAGCCATGCGGATGGCGTTGGCTTCCGAGATGCCACGGCGCGGGACATCGCTCTCTCGGAGGATTCGCGCGATGACGGTACGGCTGACACCGTTCTGGCGGGCCAGTTCTTGCTCCGGCACGCCGCTGTTATAGAGCCGGACGATATCATTTCGGTTCGGCAGTTCGATTTTAGCGGTGATGTCTACGACCTCCAGTCAGCAGTATACGAATTGTACACCTGCAATGACATAGTGGTCAAGAATTGCCGGTGTGCCGTGGTGCTTAGGGCATGATCGGCATTCGCATCGTCGGCCTAGAGGCGCTGCAAGCCAAGTTGGGGCGCGACATCACGCCGGAGGTCAAGGGCTTTACGCGGGCCGTCGCTGAGGACGTGCAGGGGCGCATCGCTCCCTACCCGCCGGGCAGCGAGGCCAACTGGCCGGTCTACCACATGGGGCCGCATACCAAGCCGAACAACTATGGCCGCTGGTATAAGCGGGGCTACGGGCCGCGCTGGTCGCGCAAGGACGGCAGCGTTGGCGGCACGAAGTCCAGCGAGATGATGAACCGGCAGTGGGGCATCCGCTCGCAGGGCCAGTGGGGCCAGGTGGTCGGCAACCGGGCCAGCTACGCCAACTGGGTACACGCGGCGGCAGACCAGACGGCCTTCCACAAGGCGCGGGGCTGGAAGACGGACAAGCAGGCGATCACCGAGACGGTACAGAGCGGCGTTATCGGCAAGTTATGGGGCCAAGTCATGAGACGGTTATGGCGGTGAGTTATGTATAGCGTAAAGGCGATAGAGACGGGTGACGGCTGGGAACTGGAAGTCCTCGGCTGCCCCTGGTATGGGCCGAACGGCGGCAAGGACGCCGACGGCGAGTTCTTCGACGCGACCACGAAGTTCCACGAGGACAAGTACCCGTTGCCGCCGGTGGTCTACTACCACGGCTTCGACCCGTCGGGCACGCCCTCGGGGGAGCCGCAGTACATCGGCAAGACGGTGGGGCGCGAAGTACGGCAGGACGGCGTGTGGTATCGCGTCGTGCTGGATCGTGCCAACGAGTTTGCATCCCGTGTATGGGAAGCCGCAAAGAACGGCCTAGCGCGGGCCTCCAGTGGCGCGGTGGCGCACCTGGTGCGCCGGGGCGCGGACGGCCACCTGGCGCAATGGCCGGTGGCGGAGCTGAGCCTGTTTGACGCGGTGGAGGGGCGACGCCCGGCCAACGGTTACGCCGTGGCGCTACCCGTGATGAAGAGTGTATGGAATGCGGCGGGACTCCCGCTGCCTGACATAGCCGAGCCAGAGCCGGAGCCGACAGGCGGCGATGAGCCGCAGAGCGACGCCGGGGCCAGGCCGGAGCAGCCGATTGTTAGCGTGAAGAGCAAGGACAAGGACATGGATACTGACATCAAGGCCGCCATCGAGGCGGCGCTGGCAGAGCGTGACGCCGCTACTGCCAAGGCGAAGGAAGAGGCCGACATCGCCGCCATCAAGGCGGAGAACGAGGCCCTCAAGAAGGCCGCCGCCGAGGCCAACCGGCTCCCCGGTGGTGGCGCACCGTATGTGACCAAGTTCAACGACCGCAAGTACGACAACCTGAACGCGGACGACATGGCGTTCCTGATGGGCATTCTGGACTCGCCCAACAAGGACGGCCTGAAGGCGACGCACACCGCCAGCGGGCGGCCCCGCTTCGCTGACCGTGGGCTGGCCATGAAGTCCCTGGCGCTCAAGATGAGCGAGGACAAGGACAGCATCGCCGCGCACATGGGCCTGAAGGCCCTGCAGAGCACCGTCGGGCGGGCACTCAAGGCCGACGAGATCATGCAGCAGGACTTGGCTAACTACGGCGACGATTGGGTGGGCGTGGCCTACTCGACGCGGCTGTGGGAAGCCATCCGCCAGGGCACGTTCGTAGTGCAGAACCTGCCCAGCATCGAAGTCCCGCCTGGGCATGAGAGCATCATCATCCCGCTGGAGTCGGGCGACCCGACCTTCTACAAGGTGGCCGAGGCTACTGACCTGCCTTCTACCGAGGCTACCGGATGGCCGAACGCGACCATCTCTAGCTCGCAGATGGGCACGGCGAAGGCGACTGTCAGCTTGGCGAAGATGGGCGCTCGCGTCCTGTGGTCGGGCGAACTCGAAGAGGACAGCCTGGTTCCGTTTGTCGGCCAGTTGCGGCGGCAGTTGGAGCGGGCGGGCGCCGAGCAGATGGAGCACGCCATCATCGACGGCGACACTGACACCACGCCGACCACGAACATCAACGACATCGCGGGCACGCCTACCGGCACGGAGTTGTTCCTGCTGGTCAACGGGTTCCGCAAGCTGCCGCTGATCACCAACACGGCCAACAAGCGCGACGCTACTACGCTCGCCGCTGCCGACTACCTGGAGACGCTCAAGCTGATGGGCGTGGCGGGTAAGAATGCGGCCCTGGGCAGCACCGCCTTCATCGTCGACCCCTGGGTGCAGTACAAGTCCCTGGAGCTGCCGGAAGTGCTGAGCCGCGACGTGTTCTCTGCCCCGACGGTGGAGAACGGGCGTCTCGTCTCCATCTGGGGCCACCCGATCTACACCAGCTACTTCATGTGCTACGCCGGCGTGCTGGCGGGCACTGTGACCACGGATGCTTACAAGCTGAAGTCGCAGAGCGCCGACGGCAAGATCGACCAGGACACGCAGACGGACAACGTGGACGGCAGCATCTTGGCCGTGCGGTGGGATCAGTGGATGCTCGCCTGGCGACGACGCATGACCATCGAGACCACGCGCATTGCTCGGGCCGACACCACGGAGATCGTCGCCCTGGCGCGTTGGGGCCTGCAGTACCGTGACACCGAGGCGAGCGCCCTCAGCTTCGGCGTAACCGTCTAGTACAGAACGTGAGCCAGAGCCGGGGGGTCTACCCTGACTCCCCGGCCAAGGACAGATAGGGAGACTATCACATGGCACAAACAACCTACATCGTCCGCAAGGGCGGTGACGCCGACCTGGCCAGCATTACCGCTTCCGGGGACGTGACCGTTGCCGGGAGCCTTACCGTCACTGGTGCCACGGCCTACGGCGGTACCGGCTTCGCTGACAGCGTGGCCTTGACCTTCGGCACAGGCACCGACGTAAGCGTGACTTGGGACGGCACGAACATGGTGTGGACCGCCGCCGCCGACGGCAACCTCATCGAGTGGGGTGACGCCAACGCTACGCAGAAGTCCTTCAACCAGAAGTGGACGGGCAACACCGCCGCCGGTGCCGACTACCTCTACTTCGACTGCGAGAACAACCTGCTCTACACGACCGGCGTCGACATTCTGGTGAAGGACGACGACTACCTGCTGTTTGGTAGTGGCAGTGGCGGCGACGTGCGCATCGAGTGGGATACGGCGGGCACGCCCGACGCCCTGCTCATTACCGCCCTGGCCGATGACACGCTTATCTCCGTGGGCAACGGCACCAATGACTTCGACCTGAAGTGGTCGATGTCGACCGGCAACTACCTGTACTTCGATGCCTCGGCATCGCTGATCTACACCACGGACGTGGACGTGCAATTCCTGGACGGTGACTTCCTGGTATTCGGCACCGGGGCCGGGGCGACCGGCGATGTGACGATCAACTGGGACGGCACCGACCTAGACATGGTGGCCACGGGCGCCAGCGCCGCCTTCAACATGGGCGCTACCGGGCACGTCCTCAATACCACTCTCACCGGCACGCTCACCGTGGGCAAGGACGATACCGGCCACGATGTGAAGCTGTTCGGGGCCACCGCGTCCTGCTCGCTGCTGTGGGACGAGAGCGAGGACCAGTTGGTGATCACCGGCCCGGCGGATGTGCCGGCGCTGAAGATTGCTGGTGCGGGTTCCAAGAGCGCGGCCGCCTACGCCGCCGCCGGTGCGGCCTGGGCCGACGGTGTGGCTCCGGCGCTGGTCGAAGACCAGATGTATCTGCTGATAGACGTGGGCGGCACGGTCTACCGGCTACCGCTGTGGGCGAACGCCTAACACTGACCGGGGCGGCTCCCGAGTCGCCCCACTTTATCAAACTGAGGAGACGTATGGAGCGAGAGGGACTGGAGAAGCGATTGGCGAGCCTGGAGGCCGATCTACACAAGGCCGAGGCGGCAGTGTACCGGCTACAGGGGGCGATCACGCTGGCGAAAGAGATGCTAGCCGAAGCCGAGAAGGTGGAGGAGAAACAATGATGCACACCGCGAGCTACACCACCTCGGCGGCCAGCGCCAAGCTAGTCACGGGGGCCGGGGCCGTGTTGGCGGTACACCTGGCCGCCGGGAGTGACGCTGCCACGGCGATTCTTTACGACAACACCGAGGCCAGCGGCACGGTGATCTGCAAACTGACGGCGAGCGCCGCCAACACCGCCGATGCCTTTTGTCCCGCCGTGCGGCTGCCCTTCAGTACCGGCCTGTACCTGGCGCTGACCGGCACCGCGCCGTCCTGCACCGTCTGCTACACGCCGTAAGGGGCAAGCATGGCGTACACCACAGCGACGGCAGTCAAGGCGTACCTGGGGGAGACGGGCACGGACGACGATGCCCTGATCGAGACTCTGGTGGGGGCGGCGCAGGCGTGGATAGACAACCACACGGGGCGCACCTTCGAGGCGAGCGCCGATGCGACGCGCTACTTCGATTGTGCGTCGCCAACGGTCGACGGGCGGCGGCTGTACCTGGATCGCGACCTGTGTGCCATCACCAGCATCACCAACGGTGACGGCGCGGAGGTGGCCGCTACCGAGTATGTCACCCAGCCGCGCAACGACGCGCCCTACTACGCCATCGACCTGCTGGGCAGCAAAGGCGTGGTGTGGCGGGCGGGTGATGATGCCGAGAACGCTATCGCCATCGTGGGCAAGTGGGCCTACTCGGCCAGCGCCAGCACGGTCATCGAGCAGGCCTGCACGCGCCTGGCCGCCTACCTATACCGGCAGAAGGACGCCAACGTTTTCGACACGACGGCCTTCCCGGAGGCGGGCGTTATCACTGTGCCGCAGGGGATGCCGCGAGACGTGCGGCTCATGCTCGCACCCTATGTAAGGAGGCACTAACTGCCCACAACCTACACGTCATTCATAACGGCCCTGGCCGACCTGGACGTGACCGGCGTCACGCGCAAGTACGCGCTGAATGCGACGCCACCGACCTCGCTCAACACGGCCTCTCTGCCGGCGCAGTTCATCTGGCCGGGCGGTGGCGTGGACGATGTTCAGCGCGTGTTTCAGTCGGGCGGCTGGCCGCAGTACCGGGCGACGCTGGTCATCGCCGTGGAAGCGGTGGCTCAGAGCAACGCGCCGGCCAACTATGCTGCCTGTGTGGCCATGATCGACAACCTGAGGACGGCACTGGCGGCGGCTCAGGACACCATCGCCGGGAGCGACGTGGGGGTGGTGAGCTGGAGCATCCGGGAGGAGGTGCGCGGTATCGGCGAGGTGTCTTACTGGTGTGTCCTGGCCACGGTCAGCACGGGGGCCGACTAATGCGGCTGAACCTCGGCAGCGGCAATCGCAACACTCAGAAGGGCTACACGACACTGGACGCCAACCCGGCGATGGAGCCGGACATCGTGGCGCGAGTGCCGCCCATCCCGCTACCGGACGGGTCGTGCGAGGCCATCTACTGCTCGCACCTGATCGAGCACCTAAGCAATGAGGAGGCGAGCGAACTGATACGGGAAACGTGGCGGGTGCTACGGCCGGGAGCCGAGGCGGTGTTCATTGCACCGCACGCCTTCACAGTGGGGGCACACGCCGACCCGACGCACCGCAGTTACTGGGTAGCCGAGCGGTGGGAGTACTACACGCCCTCGATGCGCTACCTGGGCTATGGCCTAGAGGATCGGTTCGATCTGCTGCGGGCGTTTGTGGACGGTCAGAACGTGGTGGCCGTGCTGCGGAAGGTGGCAAGTTGAAGCTGCTGGCCATCAATCCCGGTGCGAGCTACAGCACCGCGGACGTTCACAACGGCTACCTGAATGCCTGGAAGGCCCAAGGCCACACGGTGGCCGAGTACGCGCTGGATCGGCGACTGGTGGCGGCTACCAAGTGGCTGAAGTACCAGGCCAAGCAGGCGGGGCCGGGGGCCAAGCGACCGACGCCGAACGACGTGGCCTACTTGGCATCGTTCGAGGCGTTCATCAAGGCGTTGGCCCACGACGTTGACTGGGTGGTGGTGACGGCCTGCTTGCAGTTCCATCCGGGCGTGTTTCATGCCATGCGCAAGGGCGGGCTCAAGTGCGCGGTGATCCTGACGGAGAGCCCGTACCAGGACGCCGAACAGGTCTACTGGGCATCGCTGGCCAACGTCACGTTTACCAATGAGCGCACCAGCGTTGCCACGTTGGGGCAATACTGCCCATCGGTTCACTACCTGCCGCACGCATACGACCCGGCTAAGCACCATCCCGGCATCGAAGGGCCGGACGTGCCGGCACACGACGTGGTATTCGTGGGAACGGATTGGCCGGAGCGAACGGAGCTGTTCTCGGAGGTGGATTGGGGCGGCATCGACTTCGGGATGTACGGCTTCTGGAGCACGCTGCCCAGCCGCCACAAGCTACGCCGGTATCTTCGCGGCGGCGTGACACAGAACGACATGACTGCCGCGCTCTACCGGCGGGCGGCCATCGGGCTCAACCCTTACCGTCAATCGGTAGCGCTGCGCAAGGGTGCGGAGCGGATCACCACGGCGGAATCGCTCAGCCCTCGGGCAGTGGAACTAGCGGCCTGTGGGTGTTTCAGCGTGTGTGATCATCGCCCGGAAGTAGAGGAGGTATTCGGTGATCTAGTCCCGACGTATCGCACGGCGGCAGAGTTGGAATCACTGGTTCGGTACTACCTGGAACGCCCGGAGGAACGCGCTGTTATCGCGGCACAACTCCCGGCGCGTGTGAAGAGCAGGACGTTCGCCGCTTTGGGGCGGCAAGTTATAGAGACGTTGGAGGCTTATAGTGGCCAGGCATAGCGGTAGGCATGGTTCCGTTCTACTCAACCCCACCGGCACACAACCGGCAAGCGCCGCATCTCTCAACAACTGGAAGCTCAGCTACGAGCCGCAGATGTTGGACGTGACCGCGTTTGCGGACAGTAACAAGGCGTACATACCCGACCTCGCCAACATCACCGGCTCCTTCGCCGGATTCTGGGATGACACAGAGGACAAGCCGTTTGCGAGCGCTAAGGCGGCGGCGGGTGGGTTTATCTACTGCTACCCGGACGCCACCAACAGCGCGACGAAGTACGCCTACGGCCCGGCCTACTTCACCATGAGCATCGACGTTCCGGTGAGTGGTGCTGTGACGGTTTCAGGAACGTTCCAGGCCGCCGGTGATTGGCACGTCAACCTGTGAGTGAGGCATTGATTCGGGGCAAGCAAGCAACCATCCGCGTCTCGTTTCGTGGCCGGGAGTGGTACGCCCTTCCCGGCCTGTACCGTAAAGCATGGAAGGGTGCGACGGATGGCAACTATGCCACCGTCGTGCCATTCCTGACTCGCGTGGTGGAGTCCTGGGAGTTTGACGGTGACCCCGCCGACGAGGCTGCCTATGAAGCGTTAGACATTCTGGGGGAACTGGTCCCGTTGGCAGAGAAGGCACTATTGGCGGTCGCCGAGGCCGCCTTTCCCGCGCTCGACGTTGGGGAATGAGACCTTCGCTGCTTGTGGTGGCGATGGCGGGCCGGACTGGTATGAACCAGAGATAGCGGAGTATGAGATGCCGCCGGAGGCGCTGCGGGTGCTGGTAGCCGAGGCCATGCACTGGACACTCGACTATACCGATTCGCTGGAACTACGAGAGCGGCTAGAAGTGATGGTAGTACTCAACGCGCGTGCGGCAGGACATAGCCACCGACCCCGGAAGGATAGCTGATGGCTGTTGACGAGAAAGTAAAGATCATAGTAGAGGCGCAGGATCGGGCCACGCCCACACTGAGAACCGTGGGTGGTGGCCTAGACAAACTGCAAGCCGCAAGCACGGCCTT